TATAACGAATAAAAAAGCAAAAGAGATATTGAAAAAATTTGGGTACAATAAATATTATGAACATATTCCGTTTATCAAAGATAAATTGGGTATTAAACCTCCAATTATGACACCCGATCTTGAAGATAAATTGTGCAGTCTTTTTATGGAAATTCAGAGACCTTATGCAAAATATTGTCCAGATGACCGTGTAAATTTTTTAAATTATTATTATACAATTTATAAATTATGTGAATTGTTAGATGAAACTGAATTTTTACCCTATTTTCCAATGTTAAAAGATAGGGAAAAACAAATTGAACAAGATGAAATATGGAAAAAAATATGTAAGGAATTAAATTGGGAATTTGTCCCTACCATATAGATTTATTTTTATCTGGAATTAGATAAGAATAATATAGATTAATTGTAATGGGATCTGAAATTGAAAAAATGAAAGAAGAAGTACTACGAAACATAAAACAAACAACTATTTTAGAAGAAAATACATTTATGAAACAACTATTGAAAGAAGATAGTAAATATTACACACGAATGAATGAACTAATAAGTTTTTATCCATTATATAAAACAAATACGACTCCAAATAATCAAACTGGTTATAGGCAGCAATTATCTATTGTAAATAGTGTAACAAAATCAATTGAAATAATTACTTCTGCAATACAAACTAAGATAGAAATATTTACTAAATCATTAACAAATACAGATCGCGAAATAACAAATTTAAAAGAAACCTATAAAAATTTAGAAAAGTATGATGGAGACTATAAGGCATTAGACTTAACTTCACAACGATTATTGAAAGATTATGTCAACATATATTCAACTCAACGTATTATGATTTGGATAAAAGGTATTATTATCCTTTATTTAGTCTATAGATTGGTTTCTGCAGCATATAAATATAATCAAATATGGTTTTATGTGATGTTATGGTTTGTAGGTATGATTGTTTTATATGTGATGAATTATGTTTATTATGTATGGAATAATTTCGTTACACTACCTCAAGGTGCCACTACAAATTCAGTAGATTCCCAAGCAATTCCATTAACATGTCAACATACAGAATTTGGATGTTGTCCAGATGGTGTAACAGTAAGTGTAAAAAATAAATTAAATTGTGGATGTGCAGATTCTACATATGGCTGTTGTGAAGATGGAGCTGATAAAAATCCAGATGGAACATGTTTACCCTATAATCCATCTCCTTTAGCGTGTAATCAAACCGAATATGGATGTTGTCCAGATAACATGACAATCAGTAATTCAACAGGAACTAATTGTAGAAATAAGGCAAGAGAACGACCTCCAATATGTTCCAGAACACAATATGGATGCTGTCCTGATGGAAGTACAATAAGTAATGTAGATCGTTCTAATTGTCCAGGCAGTTGTGCATTTAGCGAATATGGTTGTTGTCCAAATGGTGTTACTATTAGTAACCAAGATAGATCGAATTGTAATGTTCCAATATGTACATCTACAAAATATGGTTGCTGTCCAAATGGACATCCACGCAATCAAACAGGTAGTAATTGTTAAATATTTTTTTATACAGTTTGTATATGATTAATAAATTATGTATGCCTGCATTAATTTATTTAGTATTTATGATGATTCATATAACAATAGATTTGTACTATTCATTGTACAATATGGTTATTATTAAAATATGTATAGGAACAATAGGTACGTTATTACTTAACATATTATGTCAAAATAATATGTCTGTTATATCGTGGTTAATTGTATCTATTCCATTTATTATGATGACTGTAATAGCAACATTTATATTAGTTGTATTAGGATTAGATCCAGCAACTGGAAAAAATATAAAGGTATCAAAAAATTCTCCAAGTACAATTCCTTCTATTTATGCAACCCCTATATCCGTATCTGCACCACTAACAAGTTCAAATACAACTCAATCAACACAACCAACAAATCAAATCACAAATTATTATGGTGTATTAGCAAATAATCTTCCACCAGCACAATCTAATTATACATAAACAAATATAAATATAAAACACGAATTATACTATGCATACGATTTTAATTACAGGTGGATGTGGATTCATAGGATCTAATTTTATAAACCATTATTTTCATTATTCAAAATGTAAAATCATCAATATAGATGCAATGTATTATTGTTCTAATGAAAATAATATAGACATTCAAATTAGAAATTCAGATCGATATACATTGATTAAAGGTAATATTGCGTCAGTCGATCTTGTTCTACATATATTAAATTTTTTTAATATAGATACGGTAATTCATTTTGCAGCACAATCACATGTTGAAAATTCATTTTCAGATGCATTACAATATACAAATGATAATATTGTAGGAACACATACATTATTGGAATGTTGTAGATTGTATGGTAAAATAGGCAAATTTATTCATATTTCAACCGATGAAGTGTATGGAGAATCCATGTTGGAAGAAAATGAAAATAAAAAGAATGAAAATTCAATTCTATGTCCTACAAATCCATATGCAGCAACAAAGGCAGCTGCAGAATTAATTGTAAAATCGTATTATCATTCGTTCAACATGCCGATTATTATTACGCGTGGAAATAATGTATACGGCCCAAACCAATATCCTGAAAAATTAATCCCATTATTTATAAAATTATTAAAAGAAAATAAACCTGTAACAATTCAGGGAGATGGAACAAATGTACGATCTTTTTTACATGTAAATGATGTATGTAGTGCATTATCTATTATATTGGAGAAAGGACGAATTGGCGAAATATATAATATTGGAGGTGATGATTCGTGTGAATATTCTGTATATACAATAGCATGTCAATTAATTCAAATTATTCAAAAAACAGATCGATACGATCGTTGGATAAAATATATTAAAGATAGACCTTTCAATGATAAACGCTACTACATTAGCAACGATAAATTAAAAAAATTAGGATGGAATATTCAAATAGATTTTGATAAAGGCTTACAGGAGTTGTGTCATACACTATAAGGTTGGTAGTATTTTTTTGTCCATTCGTAAATATAATGTGCACAACCTCCTCCACTAAAAATGGATTGTTTGTACATTGCGTCGTCAAATATTTCTTTATCTACGTTGTAAAATTCAACCGGTTTATTATATATGGCGTGTAATAGTTGTAAAAATGTATAATATTCTTCCCAGTTTGAATCACTATCTTTCTTAGGTCCATTCCAATCGGATATTAATATTTTACAAGATTGAATATCTACTAAAAAGGCATGTCGGTAAGGCGGAACGGCCAAACTTATAATTTGCGGACCATGTTGAAGAGTAGAAGCAAAATGAAATAATAAATTAGGTTTAGATGATTGAATGGACGATTTATATGTAGAAGGTAATCTTCCAAAAGTTAAAGTTGGAATGTTTTTTTTCTCTGTTTGCATATTTTGTTTATTTTGAAATGAAAAAATAAACAAAATCTAATTCAATTTAATATTTGTATAATGTATGTCAAAAATATTAATGCCAAATGAAATTATATCAAATTGGAAAAAGATGTGTAATAAAAAACAAAAACTAGGTTATACTAACATACCTAGGTTAGATGAATACACAAATTATATATCTGCACAACAAGTACTTGATGACTTTAAAATAAAAAGTAAAAGAAAAAGTTGGATGACAAAATCATTTATAAACGAAAAACATAGAATGATAAATATGTATAATAAAACGTATGAATCAACAAAACAAAATACTAAAAAAATAAAGCATATTAAATCAAAAACAAGAAAATATAAATAATTTATGCACTACACGTTTCACAAGGTACAATAGTAAATTGTTGTACTTGATGTTTCGGCTTTCGACGCAAATAATAAATACCCGTTTTCAATCCTTGTTCCCAAGCATAAAAGTGCATAGAAGTCAAAATAGATGTGGTTGGGTCAGCAATCCATAAATTCAAACTTTGTGATTGGCAAATATAAGGTCCTCGATCGCGCGACATATTAATTAAATGTTTCATTGGAATTTCCCATACGATTTTATACTTTCGTTTAATCGTATCCGGCAAATCTAATGCTTGTATACTTCCTTTTTGTTCAATGATTTGATTTTTCAAAGTTTCATTCCATAATCCAAGATCAATTAATTCTTTCACCAAATATTGATTGACTACAATAAATTCTCCGGCAAGTGTTCGACGCACATATAAATTGCTTGTAAATGGTTCAAAACATTCATTGTTACCAAGAATTTGGGAAGTAGATGCAGTAGGCATCAAGGCAATCAATAATGAATTTTGTACACCATATTGTATAATTTGGGTACGAAGAGTATCCCAATTATATCTTGAAGAAGGAACTACATTCCATAAATCAAATTGGAAATGTCCCAACGATAATGGAGATCCGGCAAATGTATCATAGGGTCCCAACTCTTTTGCCAATTCCATACTTTGTTCCAGTGCAGCATGGTACATGGTTTCAAATATTTGTTTATTTAATTCAATTGCTTCTTCGCTGTGAAATGGCATATCCATTAGAGCAAATGCATCGGCTAATCCTTGTACGCCGATTCCAATAGGTCGATGTGTTTTATTTGCCAATGCTTTTTCGGTTGGATAATTGTTAACATCAATGAGTTTATTCAAATTTACAGTGATTACTTTTGTAACGTGATGTAATTCACTGAAATCAAACATTTTATCTTTTACGAAACTGGTAAGAGAAATACTTGCCAAATTACACACTGCAGTTTCATTTTTATCACTATATTGTATAATTTCGGTACACAAATTAGATGATTTAATGGTTCCTATATTTTGTTGGTTCGATTTCAAATTACAGGCATCTTTGTATAAAATAGAAGGATTACCCGTTTCCATTTGTGCAGCAAGTATTTTAAACCAAAGATCACGCGCCGGCATTTTTTTAATTTGGCTGCCTAACAATTCATAATTCAAATACAAATGTTTGTATTCTTCTCCATATACGTCATTTAGTCCTGGACAGCGATGAGGGCAAAACATAGACCAATCTTCATTATTTTTTACACGTTCCATAAATAAATCTGGAATCCAGATACCGTAAAATAAATCACGCGCTCTAAGATTTTCGTCACCAGTATTTTTCTTCAAATCGAGCCAATCTTCAATGTCTGCATGATCAGGTGACAAATAAATAGAAAATGATCCTTTGCGTTTTCCTCCTCCCTGATCTACATATCGTGCAGTTTCATTAAATGTACGCAACATGGGTATAATTCCGTTACTTACACCATTAGTTCCAGCGATAGGAGAACCTTTTGCCCGTACATTGTGAATATGTAGACCAATCCCTCCTGCTCGTTTAGAAATCTGTGCACACTGTTTCAACGTATCATAAATACCATCGATTGAATCATCCTGCATAGCTACCAAAAAACAGGACGAAAGTTGTTCGCAATTGGTTCCTGCATTGTATAGAGTTGGTGTTGCGTGTGTAAATTTCTTAAGGGACATTAAATCGTAACTTTCTTTTACTTTTACAAAATCATCTTTATGAATTGAAATGGCAACACGAAGCCACATGTGTTGCGGACGTTCTACAATTTGCCCATTGACTTTCATCAAATAAGCTCGTTCTAATGTTTTGAATCCAAAATAATCGATTAAATAATCGCGTGAATAATCCAACATATTTTCATAGGTAGATGTGTGCTTTTCAAGTAATTCATAGTAGTTTTGACTAATTACTTTAGAATTAAATAATTCATTAGCAATATCGATTAACAACTCGGAAGTATTTTTGTGATTGTTGGAAACAATAATTCTCCCAGCAAGTGTTCCAAAATCAGGATGACTGGATGATTTGTATGCACATTCACTTGCAGTGAGTTCATCAATTTTAGTCGTTGTAATATTATCATGCATTTTATCCATAATATTTATGACTAATTGTGTATAATTTAAATGGAGAGGTGGTTCCATCATACCGAGAGTTTTAATCCGATGCATAATTTTATCAAAAAGCATTCGTTGGATTGAACCGTCGCGTTTGATGACACACATTTCATCCATTTATATAACTATCGTAGATATTTTAAGTAAATTAATAACTTAATTTATAGTATTTTCTGAATTTTACTTTTATAATTGAAATGTTTTTTACAATAGGGTGATTGTAAAAAATGGAGGCAATCGAAGAAATACGAGAAGCTGTTTGGCAGAAGAATAAGCCAGAAGAAATGGTTCTTATAAGAGAAATCGAACAAGCGCAACGGATTTTAATTCAACTACAACAAAAATACAGGGATTTTGAAGAGAGGGTAACTCAAGAAGTTGAATTGGCATATAAAAATAGTAAAGAATCAGAACCAATAATTAAAATCAAGGTTAAAAGAGGTAAAAAATAATTATTTAAGCTTTTTGCGTTTTTTATTTTTTAGGTTAGATTGTTGAATTTCTTTTTCATACGTTATCAAAATATACTGAAATATACAAC